GACGCCGTTCAGCTTTACACCATTGGAATTTCCGCTGATAGGCACCTGACGGCACATAGACAGAAGCGGGGACTGGTCAAACATAACTTTCTGAATCTCGGAAATGAAGTCCTGCTGCACGAGGAAACCGCCCTCGGAAGGGATACCCTCGTTCGCTCCGCTGGCGTTCTGCACGACAAGCAGACGGTTGTCAATAGTCGCGCCGCGAGAGCTGGACTTAACGACAGCCATCAACTGTTCACCAAAAGAATTGAATGGACCTTTTTTGTCTTTCGGCTGTGCAAATATGGGCGAATTTACCGGAGTCTTGTCCTGTACTTCCTCGCCGTTTTCGTCAAACTTCTTTCCGCTGTCAATGGTTTCCTGTGTCTTAATCTTCGCCTGAATTGTTGCGATTTCGTCAGACGCCGCCGTCAGTTCTGCGGCGGTTACGCCTTCCTTATTCATGAGGGTCTGAGCTGCGGTTTGCTTTGCGGCAAAGTCTACAAGCAGCGCTTTCATTGCTTTACTTTTAAACATTTTTTACCTCCAAATTTTTATAAAAATAGCCTCACAGACTTAACTGTAAGGCAAGTTTTGCGCGGGCTATATCGGTTTTTTTGGTATCGGGTGGAGTAGGTGACGCGGGCGGCTGTTCAAGCGCTCTCAGGCGCTTCATGGATTCATTCGCGCAGTTCAGCACCATATGACGGCTAAATGCAAAGTTCATCACATCATCCGTCTCCGTTTCCTTGTCTGCGTAAAGAATCGAATCGGCAAACTTTTCTTTGACTGCCGTCCGCGCGTCCATATAGGTTTCATCATCCATCATCTGGCTGATTTTTGCCCGTGATCTTCCGGTTTTCAGCGTGTAGGCGTTCATGATGGATTCTTTCACGGTGTCCAGCACGTCAGCGGTCTTTCTAAGATCGCTTGCGTAGCCCTCGGCGTAAGACAATGGGTTATGTATCATCATGATTGCCATGGGGGACATCTGAATCGTACCGCCCGCCATTGCAATAACTGATGCCGCCGACATGGCCTTTCCATCGATCTTGACGGTCACGGGGCCTTTATGCTCCATCAGAGCGTTATAGATTCCAGCCGCTGCGAACACATCTCCACCGTAACTGTCAATCCAAACAGTTATAGGCATATTGTCATATTTGGCAAGCTCGTCCTTAAATGCGTTCGGTGATGTAGCAGTCATTCCGGCCCATTCGTAAAGCCACACATCATCGTCGGAAACAATGTCACCCTCAATTCTTAGCTCCGCGCTTTCCGGTTCGGTTTCGGTGGCGGCGATGTTTGAAAATTTCCAAAAACTCAATTCGCATTACTCCTTTCTTTCAAAATGTTTTCTATCTCCTGCAAAACCTTTGCATTGACAGCATTTGACTGATTGCTTCCTGCCTCAGTCATATTGGTCGGCTCAAGATACCGGTCACCGCCATTAATAGGCGGAAGATTTTCCAAACGTCTGATGTCGTTTGCGCATAGCCAACCCCACTGACGCCCGGACGCATAAAACGCCGCTCTCGCCGTGCTGTCGCCGCGGAGGAGCCCATCAATACGGTGTTCCAAGAAGTAACCCGCTCTACGCTGTTCTGATGTCAAAAGCTGTGCATTCATGCACTCTTCAAACCGTTTGAAATGTGGCAACATCGTGTAAACTACGAACTCCAGTCCCATTTCTTCGATATTGGAAAACGTCGATCTATCCAGCTTGTTTACAAGATGTTGCGGTACGCGATAGATTCGGCAAATATCCTCAATCTGAAAATTCTTGCTTTCAAGCAGTTGCGCGTCTGTCGGATTGACTGAGAATTGCTGCCATTGCAATCCACCTTCAAGCAGCATCGGAGTTCCGGAATTTTTAAGCCCAGTGTAATTTTCCTTGAGCTGCTTTTTAAGCCGCTGGTACGCTTCTTCTCCCAATTCGCCCGGATTTGAAAACGCGCCTGACGGATTTGCCGCATTGCGGAAAAACTGAATCCCGAACTGCTCATAGGACAAGCCCAGCCTGATAGCCGATGCCGCGTATGTAATCGGAGATAATCCGTGGACGCCATCAAGGGACGGGCCGGGGACGTGGAAAACCTCAGAGCGCTGAAACGTCCTTTTCTGCCCTCCATCATCTGCTACATAAATCAGCTTTTTTGTGTCCTTGTCGCGGTCAATCTCCGTTTTTATCGGATACAATCCGACAAGTTCGCCTTTTGCGTTAAATAGCCTCTGCGCTATTGCGTTTCCATCCGTATTCATGTTCATCATCATGGCTTCGGAAAAATTGAAGTGCGACATTTCCTCATTTGGCACATTGTGCAAAATATCATAAATAGGCAGGTCAGTCACGGCTTCGCGCTCTGTGCCGTTCTTTTTGTAAAGCAGGATAGGCACAGAGGCGAATGTTTCTGCCAATACGCGGCAGCAGGCAAACACGACGGAGTATTTCAACGCGGTATCAGTGTCAACGTCGCCCTCGGTATCTGTCAGCGGTTCTCCAGATAAAAACCGGCTGTTGTATTCGCTGAGTGACATGTTCAAAACTTTCAGCGCGGCTCTTTTGGCAATATTCAAATTCTCACCTTCTTTCAATCTGCGAGGCTTCTAAGCCCATGCTTTTCATAGGTCATTTTTGGATTCTTCAGGATGTATCTGACATGGGCATCCATGAGCGCCGCCGCCGGATCAATGCGCTCGGTCGAATGTTCCTTGTCTAGCATAAGGTTTTCATTGCAGTCGCGCCGCGTCACAGCATTTCCTATTGCCCACGTCAAAACCGGGTTGTTTTCGTGAATGACGTTTTCTTTGTATACTTCATCCCGAAAATGCTTTGTCGGGTTCCCGAGCGTGTACATGCCCTGTATTATTTCGACCGGAATATATCCGCGTTCTTCAAGCCTTTGCGATAGCCACGTCGCCATAGCACGGTCAAAACATATCTCGCCTTTCTTCCAGTGGTGAAGCTCATAGGTGTTGTCCAAATAGTCAAGTATGTAATCATAGTCGACTACCGCGCCCGGCGTTGCTGTTATCCATTTATCGTTTTTAGCCCATGCCGGATATTGCGTATGGTCTTGCCGCGCCCGCTTCTGCAAGGTTTCTTCCGGCATAAACGAGTGAGACATGACGCCAATCTTCCCACCCGGTAGACGTATCTCATGGCTGACGCTTGTTAAGTCGGTTGTCATGGACAGGTCAAGGCCGGTCACGACTTCAAGGCCGTCAACGTTCGGCATCGGGTCCTCTTTTGTCGCCGCGCATTTGGCCCATCTGTCCATTTGCATATAACCGGAGGCCTTTTGATTCACCCAAATGTCCATCTGCATCGTAAGAAAATCAGTCATTTTTTCCGGCTTGTCTTTTGCAACAACCAACTCGGCGCGGATATTTTCGATTACGACCGGACTATCGTAGATTACTGGGTTTGCCTTGCGCCAACACGATTCATCGTTTATATCATCTATTAACTCGCCGTTCTCGTCCTTGTCTAATTCATAAACAACAGCAAAATAGCGGTCATTCTCAACTGGGTTATCCGGATCAAGAATTTTTGAAACATAAGTATATTCATCTTTGTAGCATGGATAATTAAGATTTTTCCCGGCAGTTGTTATGATAATGAGGATGGGCTGCACTCGCGTTTTCATACCGGACGTACCCAGTTCGTAATATTCGTCCGTTTCATGCTCATGGTATTCGTCTATGATAAAACATTGAGGATTCCCGCCAGACCCTTTTTTCTTATCGTCTTGCGATAATCTCGAAAATTTAGACCCACTTTTTGAATGCTGAATAGCTCCATATTTAGTAAAAAGTTTGTTTTTGAGAAAATCACAGCGCTTGTAAATTAAGTCCGCCTCTTCCCACACGTATTTTGTTTGATCTCGCTTTGTGGCGGCAACATAAACCTCTGAACACGATTCCCCAAGAGCACACAATTCATAAAGCCCCATCATGGCCAAGTCTTGCGATTTTGCGTTTTTCTTTGCTTTCTGAATATAAACCGTTCGGAATCGTCTAAGCCCAGTATCTTTATTTATCCATCCATAGATCTGCCCAAACTCAAACTTTTCAGATATGTGCGGAATTTTAAGCGTTCCAGCAAGCGGCCCTTTTGTATGCTTGAATTGCCCCATCCACTCGATAAATAATTGCGCCTTTCTGGAATCGAATATATATGGGAATTCCTCCGTACCCTGTCTATCAAGGTCTCGGAGGAATCGCATACAAGCCCATTTTAATTTTTTGCAGGAAACTATTTCACCGCCGACACAGTCGTTGCAATATTTAACAAGTTCGTCTTTGATATCAGACATTGCCAAACTTCCTATCAAGAGTTGTTTCGGGTGGCGCTTCCTGCTTCTTAGGCACGTTCTTTATGCGGGCCGTCGGATTTAAAAATAGCCGATCCTCCATTTTCAACAGCATATCGCGGGAGCGATTAAGATTACCTTCTATGCCGCTGATGGATTTA